CGCAATCACCTCGGCGTTGCATTCAATCTTCATACAGGGCGCAAGTAATCCCGCGGGCGTACCAGCATCTAGCGCCTTGCAGAAATCTGCATGGAGCGAGAGGCCATCGGGCCTTCCCGGCGTGCAAGTCTACCCGGTGCCGCCAGCCGGAAGTCTGTCGAATATCCCGACCGACATGCCGGCCAGAACGCGGGCGGTAGCCGATGAATCCGACACCTGGAGCGAACGCCCATCGATCCTGCATGACGACCCGAACTATCAACCGCCACTGACCGGCACACCAGCATCCACGTCAGCAAGCAGGGCGGCAGCGGTAGCGGCCGGAAATACAAAGTCCGTATCGTACAGCGGTTTTTCCGGCATCGTGTCCGGCGCCTCCAACCATACCGGCGACGTACAGGGCATCTTTACCGGCGTCGGAAGCAATCCCGGTGGCGGCGCACAGAGCCTTTCCACCTCAGAACGCATTGGCGGCGCTGTCGGCACCGCGGGCGTCGTCGCTGGTGGCATCATTGGCGCGGTCAAGGGCTTCAGCCAAGGCGGTGCGCGCGGCGCATTGCAAGGCGTAGGCTCAATCCTCGGAACGGCGGCGGTACTTGATCCTGAACCGATCAGCAAGGCCGTCCTGGGCATCGGAGCGGCTGTTACGGGGGTTATTTCTTCGCTTCTGCCAAACCTACGAGCAGAACGGCAAAAAGCCATCAATAAAGAAATTCAGGACAACCAGTACCTCGCGCCGGAATCGCTATCGATCAGCCAGGACATGCAGGGCCACTACACCGACACCGATGCGTACGGCAAGGTGAGAACGTCTAATTTCAGCAGCACGCCACAAGTTGCCGAGCCGTACCTGTATTTCCACGGCTCGAACTACGTAGCGCCGGTACCCGGCAATATCACGTCGCCGTTTACGCTACCGATGCCCGCCGCAGCACCAGCGGCGCCGCCTCCAGCGCCGACGCAGAATGTGGTCAACCACAATTACAACGGCCCGGTACTCAATGGCGACTTGTCCGCGATCGACACACAGAGCGGCGTGGCGTTCCTGCAAAAGCACACCGAAACAATCGGCAACGTCACGGCGGACCATCTCAAATCGAGTGATTCGCCGCTGGCCGCCCAGGTCCGCTACCTGATGAACGGCTGACCATGGCAGTTTCGCTTCCCACGCTTCGCGGAACGGCGCAGCAAGCGCTCTACCCGTTCAAGCGCACGATTAAATTCTCGACGCTGGTTTCCGTCAACCAGGACGGTTCGCAACAGCGCTCCATCCTGGACAATCCCCGCGTCAATTTTGATCTGCCATTCACCCGGCTGAACCATACCGACAAGGATGCCGAAAAGGGGCTGTACGCTACCGTGTCGGCGCAGTTCGCAACGAATCTTTCCCTCACGATGGGCAACGCCACGTATGACTGGCTGTCGCTCGATTCCGACCTGTATTCGGGCCAGGTGCGCGCCGCAACGATGTGGGACACCAGCCTCAAGCTGAGCCAGACTCGCGCGCAGAACTTGCGGCCAACGACCACGACAACCAGCAGCGTCACGTCAGGCGCGACGTCGATCCCGATCGCGAACAATCAGGGCTTTACCGGTTTGATCACGATTGGCTCGGAAACGATGTTCATCACGTTCACGCCGGACCCATCGCATTTCACGGTGCTGCGCGGACAATTAGGCACTACCGCTGCATCACATGGTTCTGGTGCGACCGTTTCATGGGGGCCTGCTTATTCGACGGGGCAGGCATTCCCTCTATTGCCAAACGGCACGCGCACGCAAATACCATGGCAACAGAATCAGCAGTACAAAACGGAAGTATCGCAACTCGAAGCGGGCACGAAATACACCTTCGCATGGTATGGCGCCGGGCTGACGAACTTCCCAACTGAAGGGCTGCGGCAGTGGGTGGTCGGAGGCGACATGCTCACCGACGCGGACCTTGCGGTCATCGAAGCGCATTTTCTCGCCAACTGGGGCCGGATGTTCGCGTTCAATTTCAAAGACCCGGAGACGGCGGTAGTTTACTCGAACTGCTACTACACGACGGATGAAATGGTGATCGAGTATATCGCGCCGAACGTGAACCGCGTGTCTCTCGCCATCGAGAACTACACGGGCGGCGGCGGCCTGCCTCCGGTACCGCCCACACCCCCACCGCATGGTGCGGTCGTTGCGGCGGTGTTGAACGCGGTTACGCAGTACATCCCCGGCTCGTACGATTCATTCGAGCGAAGCGCCATCATCGATAGTTCTTCCGGCTCGAATCTCCAGAACTTCATCTTCAGCAATACGGGCCACTCATCCGCAACCACCACACTGAACGTGCTGCCCGGCAATTTGTATCAGCGCCTCATGGACGGGACGCTGAGCGTTTCATTCTTCCTCGAAGGGACGCTATGGGGCACGGGTTCGCCATCGGATGAAATGCTCATCACCGATTGCTGGATCACGATCACATACGCGGATGCCTCGACCGCAACGCTGCGACCTACGGTGTCTTCGATCATTGCCGGTGACCCCAGTCTCGGCAGCATTACGTTCACGCTAACGGCGGGTGTTGTCAGCGGCGATATCACGCAGCACGACTTCAATCCCTTCGGAAACCCCGGCATCGGCGTCCTGACTTCGTTCGCATAAATCTCAATGTCTTTCACGATCATCGGCCAGAAGGACCAAAGCAACCCGCCTAGGCCCTTACTTTTGATCGACATAGTTGCCATCAATGGCGACACGACACGCCTGTCAACTGCATCGGACCAATTCGCCCAGGACGTTACATATGGCGGCAACACGTACGAATGCCGACTACTTGATGAAAATATCGATGCGATTCAGGCAATGTCAGCGCTCGGCTTCGACCTGATTCCGTCATGCACGCTTTCAATTGGGGATGCAGACAGGAGTATCTGGGGTCGTGCGCAGGGGAATGGCTGGCGCGGCGCAACGGCAACACTGACATTCGTCCTGTACGACATCCCAACGCAAGCCTATTCGACCGATGCAATCCAATGGCAGTTTCTTTGCGAACAGCCCACGAAAAAGGGCGGGACGATTTCGCTTTCAGCGACCAGCAAAGTTAACGCGCAACAGATCAAGATCCCCACGGTAGCAATCTCTTATCGCTGTCCCTGGAACTTCCCGCTAACGGTAGCCCAGCGGCAGGATGGGGCCGACAATTCCGATTCGATCTACTATCGCTGCGGCTATTCGCCGGATGCCTCGGGCGCGAATGCGCGCGGCAATTACCAGACCGGCACAACGCCATATCCAAGCTGCGATTTCACGCGCGCAAACTGCGTGCAGCGTGGCATGTTCACGGTGGATTCTTCAGCGCGGACAACCGGGCGCTTCGGCGGCGTGACGTGGGTGGCGCCGACTACCTTTGTCGGCACGCAGGCCACGACAGGCCGCACGTATCACACGAAAGAACCCGGCTACAACCAGCCGAACCAGGCGCGGTACAACGCGGTAATTCCGTGGGTGTACGGAACGCAATGGATGGATGCGCTGCCTCTTGCGCCCGCCGCTGACCCGAACTCGCTTCGCTTTGAGTGCATCGTGTGCCTCGGTGATGTCGGCGCAAGCGGCATCCTGAAGGTAATTTGCAATGGCGTCGAGGTGCCGCACAACGGTAGCGATGTTCTGTTTACGTGGCGCTTCGTCAACACGGGTTCAAGAAACGGCGCGGTAAACGGCGATGCAATCTTCGATTCCAAGGGCGACCCCTACGGCAGCATTTGCGCGATCGAAGTAGTCATTCCCGCGGAACTCGGTTCGCCCGGTTCGATTCCATCGGTGCGTGTTCTGGTGCAAGGCCCACAGATCCGCGTGTACACCGGGCCATCAACGTTTACGGTCGCAAATAGCAGCAATCCGGCGTGGCACTTGATGGACCTGTTGATCAAGACCGGCTGGCAATATTCGCAGTTGAACATTCAAACGTTCATCGATACGGCGGCGTATTGCGATGCCGCGGTCACGTATACCAACCTGACCGGGGCCTCGGTATCTCATGCCCGGTGGAGGTCATCGTTCGCTCTGGAGTCCCGATTGCCGGCCGCGCAAGCCATCACCATGCTGCGCCGGTCGTTCGGCTTGATCCTTCATCCCTCGATTGAAGCGGGGCTGAGCCTCTACATCGAGCAGACCCTAGCGGATCAGCAGGGCTCGGCGGTATCCGGCTCGAATTACGCGACGGCGGTCACGTCAGTTACGGCGGGCGGGTCCGTGGCGAATGGCCATCTCGCTTATTTGTTCTACGAATCCGTAATCGATATGGATTCTTTCGAATACACCTCCGAAGCGCTAGCAAGCACGCCAAACCAGTTCACCATCGGCTTCCAGGATGAAGATAATCAGTGGCAATCTGATTCACTGAAGCAGACCGACACCAATGCCCTGCCCTCTTCCGGTGAACGCGAGCTACCGCAAGCGCTCGAAGTGCTCGGCCTGTGCAACTTCGATGAAGCGGGCCGCCGCGCGAACATCCTACTGAACAAAGCGCAGAACGGCAACCCGCGCGTTGATCACATGGGCAGCATCGGGTTTCGGTTTACCACCTCGATGCGCGCGGTGCATTTGGCGACGCGGCCCGGCTACATTTGCGCGCTTAGCTGGCAGGCGGATTCGCTTTTCGCGCAACAGTTTCGCGTGTTGAGCGCGAAGCCGATGGGCACTGATGGCCGGCAGTGGGAGATCCGCGGCGCGTGGCATAACGATAACTGGTATGTCGATTCCGGCGCCCAGATTCCAGTGCCGCTATATGCCAACCCGTTCCGCGGCCAAGGCCAGGGCGCACCGGAACCGTGGAAGCCGGCAGCGGTAACCACCACAAGCGCCGACCCGATCTTTGCAGGCGCAAGCACGTTTGCGCTTCAACAGGGCCTCACGAACAACGCGAACGGAACACCATCAAACAGCGTAACGGTGTCGGGAATCCGCCCGATCAATTCGCTATCGTCTATCAGCGCTCCGCTTGTTCCAGTGTCCGCAACGGCGACAGTTGGCACCGGCACGATCCCGGCAGGAACGTACGTGGTGCAAATCGCGGCCATCGATTCATCGGGCCACTATTCGCAAGGCTCCACGCTGATGAACGCAACACTGAGCGGCACGGGCGAACTGATCGTTAGCGGAATCGCTTGGGACGCCGGAACGAGTAAATACGATGCTTTCGTAGGCTCCTCCGTGTTCACGCTGCAATCCGTAACCGGCCAGGTCAGCGGTTCGCCATCGAGCATCACCATTGCATCGCTGCCGGTTGCTAATTCGAGCTATGGGCCGCCCGATGCATCATTCTTCCGCTATCGCTTCCGCGCCAAAGCTCTCACGCAGAACGGCTCCTGGCGCAAGGTGACAGCCGGCGCGTTGCGGGTGACCGCGGTCAACACCGGAACCAAGGCCATCACCGTTGCAGACGTCGCATTTACAACGAACGAATGGGCGGGGCGCACGCTGGCTCTAGTATCAGCCGCTGATACTACGGCGCCGAGCGCGATGTTCGAGGACATCGTTGTTTCCAACACGGCCACGGTATTGACGGTGACCAGCACGCCTACTGCGGTAGCCGTGGGCGATTGGGTCCAGGTATTCGCGAAGGCGACCTCGGCAAGCTCGACCACGATTACCGATTCCAAATGGGTCAACTCGGTCAATGCCGCGGGAATGACCGCAAACGCGGAAGCGGGGAACCTGGTTCGCATTGTCGCGGGAACCGGCATAGGCCAGACCGCCGTTATCGCATCGAATACAACGACGGCAGTCACGATCAACGGAACCTGGACAACGACGCCCGACACAACGAGCATCTTTTGGATCGAAACGGCGCAATGGACCTACGACTACGAAGGCCCTGCTGCGGTAGCGGTCGGTTCGCTCGATGCGGGCGCTATTGGAATTGGCAAAGTTCCCGTGGACAATTACCTTGGCCGCTCGGTGCTCATCGAGGTGCTGACCGAGGATCAGGATGGCGACTTCGCCCCTGAATACTTGGCGCCGCGCCGCGCACTATACGTGCCTGGAGCGCAGGGAACGCGGCTTGTTAC